TATCTTTAAGTTTAGTAATGGCTACATTTCTTAAACTTTCTACTTCATAAATAGTTCCTTGAATGTTTGCTCTGGAAAACTGATCTTCAGATCCTTCTGGTCTTCCAGGCATACCATTTGTTGGTTGAGTTCTTGGTTTATTCATTTCGTCCTCATCAATCATTGGTGCTCCACCAACGATTGGATTGAAATAACCCCTTTCTCTTTGGCCAACAAATTTATCTTGAGCTTTTTCTAATTCTTGAGCTTGAGGAAATCTTCCAGTTTGGAATAAAGTCATACCTTGTTCTGCAGTTAATATTCCAAGCTCCATTAGTCTTGTTGCAATACGCATAAGTTGAGTCTCATCTCTTAAATCAATATCTTTAAACTTAACCGTTGGATATTGTCTAAATCCTAAGTCTTTTGCAATTCTTCTAATCTCTGGCTGTAAAAAGTCATTTACAAAAGCTTCTCTAGCTTCTTTTAGTCTATCTAAAAATACACGAGCTTTAATTTGTGCTCCACTATATTTATCTTCGTTAAGTATAATGTTTTGTAGCCCTTCTTTTATATCTTGATTTATAACTTCGTATTTTCCTGGACCAACCACCTTATTTATATCTGGAATAACAAAATCTGCTTTAGTTGTATAATCAGAAACCAAAACTCTGCCAACAGATTCATTTTGAAAAAGCTTCTGCATGGCTTTTACATTGTTAGGATTTATACCGCCTTTATCTGGCTCTGAACCCATGGTTATCATAAGTATGACATTTTCTACGGTTCTCATAATAGCTTGATCCATTTTTTTCATTTCCATTTTGGCATTTATATCCTCAAGAACAGGATAACCAAAAGGAATAGCAAATGGTTCATAATCTTGCTTTTTGTAAAAACTATATGCTAATCTTTCATTCTCTAAACTAATTTTTAAGCCATCTTTGAAATACGCTCCATCTTTAATTAATTTTTGATCCTCTGGATTTAAAGCTTCAAAAACAGCTACATCGTAATCATTTTTAGGATTTGCTAATCTTTCCATATCAAACTCAGAAAGAATTTTTGCATACGCTCCTTTAGAACTAAAAACAGTGCTTCTTTTAGCAACTATTTCAAATGGATTTAAAACAATATATTTTAATGGAAATTTGTTTTCTCTTGGGCTTTCTTCAACTAATTTAGAAAATTTTCTAAAATCGTTTAAATCAAACTTCCCATCTAATCTATATAAAAATATATTTCCGCTTCTGTAATATTCTCTAAAATATTGATCTTTAAGATCCCACAATTTAATTCTATCAAAGAGCTTCATAAAGAAATCTCTAGATGTTGCATTACCTCCTTCAAGATAAACTTCAGCGTTTGCAAACTCTGACATCATATCAATCGTGTTCCTAAATATAGGAACATTTGCATAAGCTTTTTGACAAAGCTCAATAGCTTCTCTTACATTAATTCCGTCACTAGAAATTTCATATGGCAAAAGACCAGCTCTGATTTGACTAAACTTATTTAAAGGGGCCGTAACAGATGATCTGTTAATTCTAACACTAGTATTGTTTGATGGTAAGTTGCTTACAGAACCAGATCTTGCATACGACCCCTCAGAGACGTGATAAGCTGGGCCCATTGTTGCGGGCTCAACTGATTCTTGAGATTTAGATGCTTGACTTACTTTGGCATCGAACTTTTTCCAATAATCTGATTTTTTATTATATTTTCTTTTAGCCATTGTATTTTATAAAGTATGTTACACTTTTAAAAGTCACTTTATTAACTTTTAAATGAACATTGGAGTGAATCCTTGATTTTTTTCTTCTGGTACATCCATCATATCATAATAAATGTTCATGCCCCAATTTCCAAGAACCAAAGCAGAATAAGAGTCTTTTCTGGGTTTATCTATACCTTTTTGTCTTTTTAAATTTGGAGGCAAATCAAAACTCTGCGTACCGCCAGCAGAACTAGAAACTTGTATCAAAGCGCACTCTGCCTTTGTTAAATCTATCATATCTTTTTGATGTTCAATAAATTCTATCATTTTAGCTCCAATATTTTTTTCGTCTTCATATTTAGAAAACTTTAAATTTTTTATTGGAATTTTTTTGGCTCTTTGCATTGAATAGTTATCATCCATAGCGCTAGCGGCAAAATAAATTTTCTTTCTATCGAAAGCTGTTTGCAACATTTCATTTGCACTTCTTATCCAAACTGATACAGGTTTTCTTAAGTGACAAATAACTTTACTTTTCACATTGTATTGTTTTCTGGCTTCTTTTAAATCTTTTACATAATCGTGTGGGTTGTTAAAATTAGCATCAAAAACTCCTATTTTTAATTTTTCTTTTTGAAATATTTCGCTTTCATTGCAGGAATTTATAAACTGAACTCCTCCGTTATAGTCTCCTACAATCATAATAATATTAAAGTGGTCTAAAATATATTTAAAATAATTTATATGCTTTTTTAAATTTGTTCCTGGTAAAGCATAGCTATGAACTACAACACCCTTTTTTTGTTCTGGTAATAATTTTATAACTTGTATCGCAAAATCGTCAGATGTCTCTGCTTCAGACCAAGATGGGTCAAAAGCCATAATATACTCTGCTCCTTCCTCTCCAGCAACTTCCACACAAGGCGACTCTCCATCTACAATTGTACAGTCAGCCATTTTACTAATTTTAAAGTATCCTGCACTATCATCTGTAAACTGCGCATTAAACTCTCTATCAATTTGGGCTTGACTCATTGTTCCTTTAGCTTGGCTAATTAAATTTTCATCATATAATGCCTTAGGAGCACAATCATAACTAAATTGCATTATACACCTTCTTCCTTGGTTTTTTGCACCAGGATTAAATATCATATTTTCATATTGCTGATAAAGCTTATAAAGATATTCAAACTTATAAGAAGCAGATGATAACCCAATCATTTTATTAGATGGCCACTCTTTTCTTTCTTCTTCTTTCATTTTTCCAGCTGCAATCATAGCATCTTCAGCACTTTTAATTTTCTGTCTTTCTGTTGGATTTTCTACAACAGCTAGAAATGGCATAATAACTTCATTTAAAACTTTTTCTGGCATAAGCAAAAGCTCATCAATAATAATTCTTTGAAAACGAAAACCACGAAGTTTTTCTCCATCGCCAAGAGGTAATGCAGTTATGCGGCTCTTTCCTATTTGCATAGACCATTCATCATTAGACTTGCTTACTTTACCAATACATTGCCTAAATAACTCTGCTTTTTTGTCCAAAGATATATCCTCAATCTTCCTAAATATCATTTTAGATTGACGAAATGATTTAGATATAATCCCAATATGAACACCTTGATTTAGCATGGCGTCAAGTAAAGCAAATATGCCAGTTGAAAAAGATTTAGACATTCCACGAGACCACACGCCTAAAAAGTAATCGTTTTCCATCATAGCTTTTACTGCCATGTGTTGAAATGGAAATAATTCTATCCCTGTTAATAGCTCTGTGCTAAAAGTTATATTTTCTTTTAAAAATTTATATAACCATAATTTTGCTTTTGTATCATCTAAATATCCTTCAAGCTTAATTATTTCATCATTAATATTTTCTTTAATAATAGGTTTTTGATTTCCACAGTCCCAACTCATACATCCTCCTTATCTAAAAAATATTGTACGTCTACGTTCCATAATTTTTTACCTAAATATAAAAGTTTTGGAATTATCTTTTCACTATGTTCTCTGCTGTTTGTGAACACAAATTGACAGTTACCAGCAAATTCGTGTTGAACAGAAATTAAATTAGAAAATACCCAACCTAGTTTTGTTGTCCTTCTGCCTTTTGTAAAAATAGCTTCTTTTTCTATAGCCTTAATAGATTTTTCTACAACAATATACATATAACTATCTAACTCAATACACCTTCGCATTTCTCTTCTGAATCTATCTACTTGTCCTCCAAATGTAGACAAAAAATCTCCAGCACTTTTTCTATCCACAAATGTATTAGAAAAATTAGTTCCACCTAAAGTGTAGTCTCCAAAGTCTAATTTTAATATTTTTGATTTATTAAACCCTAATGGTTGCTGTTCTCTTGTGTCGACTAAAACCTCAACATCGACATCTTTACTAAATTCTTTTGGCATTCCTTTATAAAATATAGGTTTTGCACCCATAGCTTCGCAAGCTTTTGTATATGTACCAAAGTGTTTTTTGTATACATCTAAATCTGGTAACTGACGCTTTAAAAGCTCTAAATAAAAAGGAGCGTTAGTATATTTTTTTCTTTTTATTCTTCGTTTGCCTAATTCTATTATGTAATCTTTGACTTCCGAACTTGGCGCTGATTCGCACCATTCTACAAGTTGAGAACGATTTATAAAATCATTTTCAAAGTATTCTTCTTTCTTTTTAAATG